CATCTAACGAGTGATAAATTAGACATTGATAAAAAACTTCCTAATAATGTGCTAATAAATGAATTTAAAATCTATCCTTCAGTTCTAATGGATTTCTTATATTATAATGGAGCTGTTAGTGAAAATCCTTCAGATAAATATAGACCTATGAGTAAGCCTGCTAAGAAGCCTCAGGCTGGAACCACAAAGTGGGCTAGAGACTCAATGGGATTCTGGAAGCAAGTACCTGCATAACTACTAGGAGAATCTAATGAAGATAAACAAAATTAAAATAGTTAAAGCTTCTAGTTTTACTATAAATGGTTTGAGGACTTTAGATAATTTATTTGATGCTAAAACTGGTTGTAATACTGTGCCTAATAGTATGGATATCCAATACTTTGGATTTACTATATACATGAGGCCCTCTCAATTTTTATCTTTAGCTGCAACTAGTACAAATCTTAAACCTGATTTTTACAAAGGTCTAATTGAGCAGAATATACCTTTGGGATACCCTTTTCTGTCTGTTAAATTAAGAGAAGACGTAGATGGTTCCTACTGGAAAGTAGAAGAACATGAAGGTAGGAATAGGTGTATAGCTATAAAGGAGATATATGGTGATAAAGTATTAATACCAGTACATATATTTCCTTATGGTCTTCGTAATAGAAGTTTAAATTCTGACAACTTATATCTTCCTTTTGTACCAGAAAAAGGTGGAGAGAAGATACAATTTAATCCACAGTATATAGATAAGAATAGCAAACACTTGAACTTAGATGTTTATGAAAGTAAACCAATAAATAAACATTCAGTTCTGGCAGTTAGATGGTCTTCAGATATGCTACGTCCTTCAAGTCCATGTGAGCTTAAAGATGTTAAAAATAATGAAGACGACATTCAAGAACTTACTTTGATTAAACCTCAAGAAATGCATGTTTATAATAATCAAAGTATAGCACCAAAAGGAACAAGGTTAATGCGTAGAGTAAATTAAGGAAAATTTATGCAATCATTAAAAAAGAAAAAAGTAAAAAAGAGTAATAAGATAGTAACTTCAGAAATAACAAAAGTTGATTTATCAATGGATTTTTCTTCTGGTTCTTTAGGACAATTTGAAGATAAGGAAACAACCACAGCGTCTTTATCTTTGAGTAAAAACATAACCAGTCTTGAAGATAACTTCAATATAAATAAACTAGTTAAGAAAATCCTTGGGAGTGAGTTAGGTGTTCCGTTGGATGTCAAAATTGATGACTCCTCGATGCCTACCGCTCCCAACTTTGTTACTTTTTTGAATAGCCCGGACTTTTTGAATGTAAAAGGCTTTGCAAGACAAAATGAAATTGGGACAAAACTATTTTCAGAATTTTGTCCTCGTTGCACTGATATGAATTGGTTTAACAATGTTCCTGTAAATGCATCTTATAGAAAGTTTATAAGAAAAGTAACGTTATTAGAATTTGGTGTATGTCCTAAATGCGGAATTGGTAAATCTGAACTAATAAAAAATGGAGAACTTAATTCATATCAGGAATTGGCTGGGTGTGCTGGACAACGTTCTGCTAAGTCAGCATTAGTAGCAATGATAGCAGCGTATATAGTTCACAGGTATCTTAAACTACAAAATCCTGTTCAGCTAATGGGTTTAATTCCTGCTACTATCTTACATGGAACTTTCGTTGCTTTAACGTATGCACAGGCTAAAGATACTCTGTGGGATCCTTTCATGGAGTATCTTTCAAACAGTCCTTGGTTCTCTGGGTATCACCAGTTACTCTCAACCTATAATGAAAAGTATGGTGAAGAAATATTTAAGTTGAAGGATACGTTTATTCTCTATAGACACCGTAACTTAATCCTGTATCCTTCTGGTCCTAACAAGAAAACCTTGCGTGGTCGTACTCGTTTCTTTGGGGCAATAGACGAGATTGGTTGGTTTGATAATGATGCTCAAAAGAATAAAGTAAAAGATGATGCAAATGAAATTTATATTGCAATGGAGCGTTCCTTACTTACCGTTCGTGCTGCTGCTAACCGCTTGCTAAAACAAGGTTATGATAACATACCAACAGCATTTTTTGCCAATGTTAGTTCTCCTTCACATGCTCGTGATAAAGTAATGGAGTTGGTTAATAAGGCAAAGATAAGTAAAAAGATATTTGCATTTCATCGGCCTACTTGGGAAATGAATCCTAACGTAACTAAAGAAGACTTAGAGGATGAATATAAGAAGGATCCAGTAGCAGCAGAACGTGACTATGGTGCTAATCCTCCTCTTGCTAATAGTCCTTTGATAAACAACATAGAGTATGTAGAACAATGTTCTGTAAATGTAGGAAATAAACTTGAGCAATTTAAGTATAAGCAGCATAAAAATAAGAAAGATGAACCTAGCAGATATGGATCTGTTATACTACGAGAGATAATAAATCCTACAATACTTACATTGGATGCAGGTTTTAGTAATAACAGTTTTGCTTGCGTTGTATCTTCTATAGACAAGACAACTAAATTCGTATCTTATAGAACCTTTATAGAGATACAACCTAAACCTGGAGTTCCATTAAACTATAGCTTGATCTATAAACACGTTATTAAACCTATTATAGAAAAGCAGAATGTAAAATTGGTTGCAACAGATAGATGGCAAAACTTAAAGTTATTATCTGATATTGAACAGGACTATAATATTGAGACAAAACAGTATTCAGTAAAGTATTCAGATATGACCTTGTTTAAAGACTACATAATAGACAAAGAAGTAATTTTTCCTCGTTGTGAGTGGAAAACAATGGATGAGGTTATAAATTTTAATTATGCAGATTATCCTAAGTGTTTCGCTCAAGCTCCAGTAGCTCATTTCTTTTTACAATGTGTAACTGTTCAGGATACGGGACACACAGTAACTAAAGGTGGGGGATTAACAGATGATTTATTTAGAGCAGCCGCTTTAGGTTTTGCATTATTGCAGGATGAAAAGTATATAAAGATGTTACAAGGTCCTGATGGTAGATTAGCACCTGTAGCTATGGGAGCAGCTATTACTAAGTCTGGTGGTGGAGCTAGTAGTCATGGTGCAATGTCAGGAATGACTTCAACAGGTAAAGCTCTAGGTATAATAGGAGGAGGAAGATAATAATGACTATTTTAGATGATAAATTAGCTTTAACTAATAAACAAAAAGATAAAGATGAAGATTGTCCTGAAGATAATACCTTCTTCTGCTTGCAAATTCTTTCGTGCCCTAATAAAGATAAATATAATTGCTCAAGAGAATCAGCAGTTTATTACTAATATAGAAAGACTATATTATGTCAAAAGATAGAAAGACTATAACAGAAAAATTAACTTGGGCTTGTGTAATGTATTGGGCCAAACGGAATCGTGGTGTATATACTGAATTAGGTCTAAAGCAATGGGGACGTCGTAGAGCAGATGTTGTATGTTTAAGTCTAAAAGGTGAAATTATTATTTGTGAAGTTAAATCCTGCCTTGCTGACTTCAAATCAGACGTTAAGTATTTAGAATATTTATCTTATTGCCATAAAATGTTTTTTTGTGTAAAAGATAAAGATATATTTGATGATCTTACTTTAAGCGTCTTTGAGCAGTACGGGATAGGTATATTAGAATTGGATAAAACTACTGGTTACTTAAAAGTCGTACTTAAGGCTAAAAAACGTAAAATGAAAAAGAAAGAAAAACGAGATATTTTGTACAGAATGGCTTGGAGATCTGCTACTTATAGTAAAAGAACTGGAGTACGTAGAATGAAAACGTTTATATAAAATATATAATTTATATTATACATTTTAATGTGTAAATATAGATATATAGATAAAGAAGAGGCATTTTTAGATAAGAAAAATAAGGAGAATGTCATGAAAACAGTAGAAGTTTTAAATCCGTTATATGTAAAGAAAGCTCCTACAAAAACATCTATTAAGAAACAAGTTGTTACGGCAAGGATAGAAAATACAAAGCCTGGTATTTGTCCTAAATGTAATTCACAAATGTCTCGTGCTAATTTAGGTCAGTGTATGGCAAACCAAATAGTGTATTTTTGCCCTGTTTGTCGTGTAGCTGAACCTATGCCAATATAAAGAGGAGAATATCATCATGTCATCAACGTCTATTCCTGTAGTCACAGTACCTGACCTTGGTCCAATACCTGACCATAGTCCTATGGTAAAAGCTTCAAAGAAATACTATACTTATGAACTTAGAGAAGATCCTGATACATGGAAACCTATGTCTATGAGAGTAATAACTAAAACTTATAGGTATCCTGTAGCTACTAGCTCATATCTTAAAGCTGGAGATATAGTAGTTATTAAAGGAAACGGTAATAAACTAATAGCCCGAGTTTTTGGATTTGCTTCTAAACAAGGCAATGAAGCACGTCAAATGCTTTTAATTGCACAAGATGGTTATATTTGGCTAGACCTAGTAACTAGTGGGAATAATATCTTAAAAGTGTACAAAGATGGTAAATATGTTCCAGTTAAAAGAAAAATAGTAAAAGATTCAACACAATCAAATTCTATGACAAAAGGAGAAACAAAAATGAAAACAATTAAAGTAAGATTTACTAGTTCTGCAAGTTCAGCAGCAATTGCTTCTGGTGACGAATGGTTTAAAGGTTTGACCAAGAAGCAACAAGCTGATTATATAAAGCTTCATCCACGTAGTAAGTTCGCTAAGAATGCAGGTGCAACCCCTAAAGCGGATTCTACTAATAAGAAAAAATCAGCTAAAGATTTCGGTCCAAAGCAGCGTCCTTCTTGGCCTTCTGAACCAAAAAAGAACTACAAAGATGAGAAGAGACCAGAAGCTAATAAAGAGAAGGTTAAAGTAGATAAGTCACCTAAGGCTAAGAGGGCTGTAGTAAAACCTGAAGCTAAACCCGTTGTAGTAAAACCTGCACCTAAACCCAAAAAGCCTTCTTTTGCTCCATCTGATAAAGATACAAAGAGCATTAAGAAAGCTAAGGATGTTTTAAACGCTTTACGTGTAAAGCGTGATAGAATCATGGAACAATATAAAACTGCTAAAGATGCTAAAGTGAAAAATTCTTTGAGAGAAAAATTTGCTCAAGCTAAAGCAGCAATTAAAAAGCAAAAAGATCAAATTCGTATTATCCTTAAGAATGAGAAGAAAGCTATTCAAAATAAAAGAAGGAAGCCTTAACAGTTGAAAAAAGTTACTATAAAGAAAAGTATTAAACAATTCTAAATGTAAGTTGAAATTCGATTAATAGTAACAATAAAACTATTTATAGCTGCGAAAAGGGTGACGGCCCCTGACTTGGCTGCTTCCAAGCCTAGCAGCGTTCAATCCACAATGTTCCTAAGCAGAGGAAAGGAAGTATTAAATGATTAAGCGTAGAATATATGGTAACAGTAACGCAGGTACTAATATAAATAAAGCTGTAGCAGCTAAAGCAAATTCAAAAATAAACGTGAGTGATACAAAAGGCCGTATGGTTGAAACCTCAAGTCTTGGTGGACTTCAAAATACAGGACTTCAAAATACGGGGATGAGCAACAACGTAATAAACATAGATTTGTTTCCATTACTTAAAGGTCTTGTTCCTGATGGCTATGAAAACTTTCCACTTTTAAATAACTTGTATAGAGATATATATTATTATGATTCTGTAGCTGGTGCTGCTGCGGATTTAATGTCTTTCATGCCTTTCTCTGATCTAACCTTAGGTGGAGTAGAAGCTGCAGACGTAGATAAATTAAGTAAATTCTATGAGTCATTAGATAGAATAAATATACATAGACTTTTACCTGAATTATCTATAGACTATCTTGTATTAGGTACGTTTATAGGTTCTTTAGTTTTTAATAAAGAACGTGGTGTATTTACTGATGTTATTCCTCAAGATATAGACCACATATCTATGACTCCTTTACCTTTTTATTCTCAAGATCCAATAATGAAAGTTTCTATAGCTAAAGAAACTGTAGCAGCTTTAGGACAATCTAGTAAACGAGTAGATAGAATAAAGAAGAAACTTGGTAAAGATATTGTAGATAAATTAACCTCTGGTTCTTTTGAATTAGATCCATTGACTACTTTGTATATACCACGTAAAACTTTATCTTCTAGGGAAGGTATTTCTTGGTATAAAAGAATACTACCTATATACTTATTAGAGAAAAACTTATTCAAAGGCACATTAATAGAATCTGCTAAACGTCAGCGTTCAATAATGCATATATCAGCAGGCTCTACTGAGTGGGAACCTACTATCGCAGATCTACAGTTCTTAACTGAATTATTTATGAACGCAGATGCTGATCCTATTGGAGCCATGGTTGCAACAAGATCAGATGTAAACGTTAATGATATTAGACAAGGTGGAGATTTTTGGAATATAACTAATGTTTGGTCTGATACAGTTCCGGCTAAACTTAGAGCATTAGGAATTTCTGAAGGTTTCTTATCTTCTGATTCTAACTATTCTGAAGCTCAAAATTCAATGACTGTATTTATTGAATGGTTGGCTTCTTTTAGATACATGATTGAACGAAAAGTTTTCTATGATAAACTTTTTCCATTAATTTCAGTTGTAAATGGATATTATAAATCAGAAGCTGATAAGAAAAAGTGGAAGAATGAAGATATGGATCCTGAAGACATATTATATGAACTTCAAGATAACTCAGCTTTAATGATACCTAAGATTCATTGGCACAAGCAATTAAAAGCAGAAGGTGATTCAGACTATTTAGGTATGTTAAATACTCTTGCTGAAAATGGAGTACCTGTAACATTGAGATCAATGGCTGCCGCAGGGAACTTAAGTCTTGATCAATTGCTTGCTGAGATGGAAGATGATCTAAAAATAAGAAAACAAATTGCAGATTTAAAGGCTAAACTTGAAGGTGGTGCTGAAGAAGAAGAAGGGGGAGGTGGATATGAAGAAGGTTATGGTGAAGAATCATCCTCATCATCTTCAATTATTGGTAATACTTTTACTACTTTACAAACCGTAAGTAAAGACAATCCTTACATAAGTGGAACTTTGTCAAAGAATAAAGTAAAACATGGTCGTGGTTTAGTAAAACTATTAGATCGAGACTATGGTGTAGATTCAGAAATAAAAGGTAAAACAAAGACAGGAAAAGATAAGTATATAGTTAATCAACATTTAGCACATAAAAAAATAAATGAATTGATTGCTAAAGCTGCTAGAGAACGTTCTGAAAATAATCCTAAGAAAAAGAAGTCTATATTTCCAACAATAAAATTGAGATGAACTTCCTTATTTTTATGTTAATGGTATAGCTCGTAGATTATTTGAATAGATAGAAATGTAGGAGCATCAACTATGAGGATCATAAAAATAAAATTAGCTACTCTTGCTAAAGATACTGGATGGTGGGAACAACAAACTAAAGAGTTTCAAGAACAGTATTTAAAAGATCATCCTAAAAGTAAGCGTAAAGTTACTAATAATAAAATAATGACTAAAAAACAATCACCTGTTGTTACTAAGAAAGTGATTAAGCCCTATAAACCTAATGTTTTTAAATCAACTAAAATTAAAGGTATTACAGATGCAGCACGTGTAGGTATTCCAGGACATAAAGTAATACCTCCTCCAGGTGTTCCCCGTTTACCTAATTTAACAAAAGTAGAACGTAAAGTAGAAGCTAAGTTTGCTCGTGACTTTGAGAAAAATCCAGAAGTAGTAGCAAAAGATTTTCTTCAAATGGTATTAGATAGTAAAAAGCCTCCTACCTTTGGAACTGATGATGCTAAGATGCTTACTAAGGAATGGACAGGTCCAGCTGGTGAAGAACGATCTAAACGTAGAGCAACTTTAAATACTGTCTTACATCAAACTGCTAATGCAGTAGCTAAAAGAGCTTTTTTACAATACCTTGATACCTTAAAAGAAGGTGATAAAATACTTGTAACTGTTGGAGGATGTGGAGCCGGTAAAGGATATTCTCTAGGTAACGTAGATGTAGCTAGACAGAAAGCTTCTGAATGTGCCGCTGTTTGGGATTCTGCCGGTGATCAAAATGCTACAGAGAACCCATGGATTCAAAAAGAAGCAGAACAAAGAGGACTTAAAGTAGTTTATGTTTATGTCCATGCAGACCCTAAAGTTAGTTGGGCAGATCCTAATCGTGGTGTTATCAAACGTGCAAATAATCCTGAAGATGGGCGTATGGTAGACTCAGATGTATTTGCTGATAGTTATGCTATTGGTGCAAAGAACCATTACAATTTTGCTAAGTTAAATAGAAAAAATCCTAATGCAGAATTTCTCTATATTGATTCAGAAAATAAAGCACCTACGTTAGTTAAAGAAATGCCTAAATCCGCATTATCTATTGATAGACACGAATTAGCAAGTTTTGCAAAGAAAGCTGTTAAAGAAGCTGATGCACCTGAGTATATAAAGAAGGGTGCACTAATAGGAACTAGAATTTGGGGAGATAAGGAGCATGCTGCCATGAGAAAGACCGTTATATCTGCAACTTCAGATTTATCTGAAGGTAAAGTTAAATATAGCTGGAAGCAGTACATTAAGGATGAAGATAAAAGACTGAAAAAGTTATCAGAGCATCCTAACGCTGGTAAATACGGCGGCGGTGGTAGTAGTTCTTTAAGTCTAAAAGAAAAATTAAAAGATATGAAAAAGAAAAATATAAAACCAAGTCAAATACCTGATAAAGAACTACGCTTAAAATATGAAAAGTTTCTTAATACTGGTAAAATAAATTTAGGAGATAGACATGCGTAAACTTAAAATATCTTTTAGAGAAACGGCTTTAGAGAGAAATGAAGACTTTAATTTCACCTCCTTTAAAGATGAGAAGAAATCGGCTTTTGCAAAAAAGATTTTAAATAAACTAAAGCCAGTTATATCTGAAGGTTTTGGGAAAGTTTCTGAAGATAATATAACTTTCCATAGCGGTTTTATGATTGTTTCTGTTCATAGTAGAAATACTAGACTTTACAAGACTGATCTAGAAGCACTATGTAAAATAAAAGAATTTGTATATGTCAGTTGTGTGGCTGAAGTCGTCGATTTTAGATTCAAATACTAGTTAGGTTATTGTTCATCAGTAAATGAAGTAAAGAAAATTTTGTTTAAATGGTTTGTTTCTGAATAAGATAGACAGTATGCAATTTTACTTAAGTCTTATAGGCCATAGTTTCTTTTGAAAGGACTAGTTATGAGTCATAGAAGAAAAGAATCTATTGCTTCTTCTTATTTGTATGAGACAGAGGATGTGATACGAAAAGCAAAAACTGATGCTAAACATATTAGGTCTTATCAGGTTAAAGTAGACTTAGAGATATATGATCTAATGCTTAGATTAGTGAACATCCTTAAATACCATGATAATCATTTAGTAAAAGCTCTTGAAGAAGTACCTGAGTTATTTAAAACTCAGACTACGGAAGTTAAGACCACTATAACAGACAATACTCTTAAATTAACTACAAGCATGGATAACCTAAAATTCTTATTACAAGCAGAGATGCAAGCAAAAATAGAAACGTCTAAGTCTGAAACAATAAAATGGGTTATAGGAATAGGCTTATTTCAAACAAGTGCATCTCTAGTAGCTTTGATAATAGTGGCAATTTTAGCTAAATACTTTGGAGTATCTTTTAAGTAAATAGTATGCTGTAGATTATGAGTAGAAACTAAAAAAAATAACAGGAGAAAAAAAATGAAAAAGATGAAAAAGATGAAAAAGATAATCGCTGGTGACAAGGCAATTAGTTTAGTAGATAAATCAAAACTGAAATTTATTATTTCTAAGTTAAAGACAGCATTAGCTGATGAATGGCTAGCCCATTATCAATATTGGGTTGATTCTAAAATATTAAAAGGTTTTGCACGTAAAGCTATAGCAGAAGAATTTGAAAGTCATGCAAATAAAGAAAAAGAACATGCAGAAAAACTAACAAAGAGAATAATAGAATTAGGTGGAACACCAATTTTAAATCCTATTAACATCTTTAAGCATGCAAGCTGTGGTTATATTGTACCTAAGTTATCTAGTACTTTAAGCTTAGTTAGGGATAATATAAAAGGTGAACAGTGTGCTATAGATTATTATAATAATTTAGCTAAAGAACTCAAAGGCGTTGATAGTATAACTTACTTACTTATAATGAGCATTCTTAAAGATGAAATTGAGCATGAAGAAGACCTAAGAATGTTTATAGACGATGCACAAGACAGCAACAAGGATTAAAGTAGTGTATTAGAAATAATAAAGGAGATACACAATGAGGATTACAAAAATTGTAGAAGCAGCAGTGGCTGCTTCTACAACAGATACTGATAGTAAAATAGAGATTAAGTCTGGATCTGATTTGTCAAAAGCTGTAGATAAAAAGAATAAATTAGCTAGTAAAATAGTATCTGAAAAAGACTCTAAGAAAAGAGATTTTTTATATAATGAACTATATAAGTATGAACGTGCTATAAATGCATATAAAAAGATAACAAAGAAACTTGCAAATAAAAAAGAACTAGAGGAAAAGAAAGAGTACAAGAGTAAGCTTGAATCTCAAAAAGGAAAAACATATAACTTCCCTAAGTTAGATCCTTCTAAAATTAGGTATGATGTAAACAGGGATACTGCTGATGGTCCTACTGGTGGAGGAGCTTATTACTATATCGAGTTAAAAGGTATGCCTGCAGGTAAGAGACAGGCTCTCTTATTAGAATTAAAGAAAACTAAAAAACGTCTTAAATCTAAAATTAGTGTATACATGATGAATAGGTCTAATACTACTCTAATATTAAGATCAGGTGATGGCGATGACAAAGTAAAAGATGTTTCAGATCTAAAAGTTTTTATTGAGAAATTCAACTCCAATTAAAGTGTTGTGCTAGAAAAATTATGGAGAAGGTATGAAACTCTCAGATAAAATTCAACTATATAAAGATAAAGGTTTATCAAGAGAAGTGGCCTTTACAAAGATAAAGGCCTCTGTAATCAAAGCAGGTTATGAATGGTCTACAAAGAAACAAGAAATCTTTGACTCTATATATCCTAAGTCTTCGATTAAACTACGAGAGCATTTACAAGTGTTGGAAGATAAGTTTTTAAGTTTAAGAGATAATGTAGATAAATCTGAAGCTATTTCTTTTTATTTTGATGTATGGAAGTACTTTAATACAAAGTACTTTGATAATAAACTACCTAAACCTGGATTTAGATTTACTAGAGATACCGGACAATTTTTTAAAGTTAGAGCTCATTATCGCCCTGCGACAAATGAGTTTAGTTTTAGTAAACGCTTGTTTAATACTAGTTTTAAAAATTTTTGTGTAATATTTATCCATGAGATGTGCCATCAGGCAGTACATAAAATAGATCACGCTGTTGGTTATAACCTTGAAAGTGGACGTAGGGATGTACATGGAGAGCCATGGAAAAAATGGATGAGACACTGCAATTTAAATCCGGATATATATGATAGAACTGACTTGACTGAATATTTCAATGAAGACGAAAAACAGAGTATAAAAGAAACAAAAGACCTTATTCAGAAACATCAAGAAGAAAAGAAAATAAAAAAATGTAATGTATTTGAAATAGCTCAGTATTATAAAACTAAGACAAAAACTTGGTGCAGAGGAATTTTATTGTGTCCTGATTTTACTAATAAGACTCGTTGGGTATTTTTAGATATTGATTCAAGAAGCGTAATGTTACTACCTGTAAATCTTATTTTTGAACTTCAAAAAGAAGAATATGGTGGTATTGATTCACCTTTAAATATGACTCATGCTAAGTCATCTTTGATAACTTATGTTAAAGAACATACTCCTCCTGCCTCTTCTTCAATTTCCAAGAAAGAAAATTTTATACTTACCTTAACTAACAGTTATATTGGCGTCATACCTAAAGATAGAATGATGATGCTATATAATATTCTCTATATTTTATTTTTTACTCGTGCATCTACAGGAAGTGGATCTTTTCATTTATCAGAATTAAATAAAGACCTTAATGCTAGACCAGAGAACTTAATAAAGTCCTTACATTGGTTTGAAGAAGTAGATAGAAGAAACCATATATCTTTTAGTACAACTGCAGGTTTAAATAGTTTAAGTATAACTCCTCCTTCTGGTAGTACTAAATATACATTTGTTGAATTTTTTATAGCTTTAAACAAAATGTATCTAGAGGTATAAAATGAAGATAAAACGAGTGACAATAGAAGTAAGAGAAGCGGTTTTAAGCTCTGAAACTATTACATTACCTGCTAGAAAAACTTATATAATTACTACAGCTAAACAACAACAAAACTTTACTGATCTTCCTATCAAAGATCAGATTGCTGAAATAAGAAAAAGTGGTAAAAGAAAAGTTATATCTCTATATAAAAAGAATACAATAGAACATCCAGAAGTTATAAAAGAGATGATAAAAAGAAACGATCGACTTATTGATTACATTAGTAATCCTAAGGCTGAACATATAGCTCTAGTTTTAGAGAAGAATCCTAAAGCATTAACTAAACTTCCTGTCAGAAAAAGAACTGAAGACTTGGTATTAAAAGCCATTCTTCCAAGTAGAAAACTTTTATCTGGTCCTAAAGACCTTAAGATAAAACACGTAATAAATAACATTACTCAAATTGGGAGTGATACGCCATTTACTACTAAAATAATTAGATGTCTTGTTAATATATGTAGAGGAATTACGCCTTCAGACTTACGTAAACTTAAACGTGTATTTGATAAGCAACGTAGAGAATTACCAGAAGAACTGTTAAAAAGAATTGCTGCTTATAGTAACAAAGATCAAAAAGAGAAACGAAGATGAGAAGATCTATTATACTACATCCTATAACTGCTGTAGTATCTAGTTCTAATAGGTACTTTATATCAGATATTCACGGTTGTTATTTAACTTTAAAAACTTTGTTACAGAAGATAAGATTTAATTCAAAAGACATGTTATATTTACTAGGAGATAATATTGATAGAGGTCCAGATAGTAAGAAAGTATTAGACTGGATTATTAAAAATGACAATGTAGTTTCAATCCTAGGAAACCATGAGAAGTTATTATTAGATAGTCTATCTAGTTTTTCTATGTTTAAGAATTGGATGTCAAATGGTGGAGATCAAACTTTAAAAAGCTTTGATGTGCACTCTGTAAAAGACATACCTGTTAAGTACATTAATTACTTAAACAGTATGAAGACTCATCTTAAGATAGATAAAGATATTGTTGCAGTACATGGAGGAATAGACTTTACTAAGAAACGACCATATAGAAGTAAAACAGGACTAGTATGGAATAGAGATGTAGAAGCACATCCAAATATAAAACAGATAGTTGGACATACACCAAAAGACTTACATGAAATAGTAAGTTCTTTGTATACCAATAAGATTTTTATAGATGGTGGATGTGCTTATGGTGGTTATTTAGTTGTATATAATTTAGACAAAGATGAGATACAATATCAAAAGTGTATTGACATAGTATAAAAAAGGAGTTTATATGAAAACCATTAAAGTACGATTCAAAACAGAGTCTATGTCCAAACTTGATCTTCAAGATACAATAAAGAAGATGCTTAAAGCTATTAGATCAGCAGGCATCCCTATTAAAGATATTAATGGTGATACTGGTCATGGTATTATTACTTCTACTTTTACTGTAGATAATCATTATTTTGAAATAAAAGCTTATGAGTAAACACTAAGAGGATAAGAGTATGCTAAAGTTTATAAAATGGTTATTAGGGATAGGGATACGTCCTAAACCTAAATCAGAACTAAGACAACTACAATTTTTTACACCTAATGTATGAAATCCAAAGTTCTCCTATAAAGGATAAATAATATTATGCCTTTACCACAATTAAAAAAACTAAGTTCAGAGACAGGATTGACTATAAAGCAATTAGAAGAATATTGGGAGCAGGCGAAGAAGCAAGCTCATAAGAAATTTAAAGTTGAAGATGAAGACTTTTATCGCTATGTGTATGGAATAACTAGCAATAGAGCACATAACAAACGTATTCAACAAGGTAAGACCAGATATAGAGAAACTTCAATTGTAAACAATACCAATAGTGCTAATATTGTATTCAAGCGTATGCAGGCAACAGTATTAGACATTGATAATGGATATGCTCCATTTACTCAAAGTTGTTACTATTTTGTATGTCGTAGGATTCACGTAAGAAGAGATGCTAATCATGAATTATTGGGTACAGATGTTATAGTATTATTAACACGAGGCAACTCTAAAACTCCTCTTCATTCAATTCTTCTAGATAAAAATAAAAGAATAGTAGAGGATTCTTATTTTAAATACAGAACTAACTCAGATACAGAAAAAGGTATATATGAATATGATATACCTAAATTTGGGCCAATTACTTATAAGACATTAGCTACCATGATGGTAAAAAATTTAGCTAAATACTAAAGAGAGAAAGGGATATGGATATTAGCTATTATCTTATCCCTTACTTCTTGTAAAAAAGGTGAAGAGCAGCCTAAAGGCACAGGAATAGGTCAGCTTAAATTGCAGCTATCAATAATCATGGGTGATAAAATAATGGCTTCAAAAGACTTATCGGTATATACAGAATTAGTAACTATCCAAAGTAATGCTTCAAATACTTTTTGGTACTGGGTAAAGATAAATTGGGCAGAATTGTTGGCTTTTTTGATCAGCTCCGGTATTATCTTATATATAATAATAATGTGGTATAAGGATAGGAAACAAGATAATCCTAAAAAGAAAAAAGTAATTAATAAATCTAGTAAGCTCCTGTTAATAAAATTAAATATATAAAAGAGCTTAATATGTCTAATACTAAACAAGAAATAAAAGACTTGCTATTTGCTTCTGATCATAGAATAAGTAGAGTCTTAGAAGATTTTTTACGAGTATTAGTTAAGAAACAGATAGTACAATATAAGGATCTTCCAGATGATGCTTTGGAAGTCTTAAACTATCGAGCTAATCTAAGGAAGAATCTTAAAGAATTATAAGAACTTTATAAGATAGAATACTTATTCCAATCTAGAAATACTAATTTAATTAAATAAGAAATTAATTATATAATTTATATTATGATAAAAATATACAAACATGGATGGATAAACTATGAAGCTATCTACTGCAATAAGCAAATGGAAAGATAAAAATATATCAAAAGATATTGCTTTAAAGAAAGCCAAAGAATCTGTAAAAAGTGTAGGTGAACGTTGGACTAAATCAAAACAGGAATTCTTTGATAAGATATGGAATAAGAAATCTATTCCCGTTTCTTCTACAGTAAAAACTTCTTCACCTCTATCTGGTTCTTTAACCTCAAAGATAAAGTATTTAAAGTCACTTCTGAAAGGTTTATTTCCTGATAATGCATGGGGAACTTATGGTTTACACTATGTTAAAGAAACTTCAGATAAAAGACCAGGTAATGTAAAGAAGGCATTAGATCTATTGGATAAAGAAGGATTTAAAAAAGTAAATAGACAACCAATGAACTCAGACTTTGCAGATAGAGGTTCAGAACGTGCTATAACATGGTATAAAGACATGTTCGGAAATACTGCTAATACTGTTAGTCAAAAGTCCAGTAACGGTAAAACAGATTTTTATATTTTTAATATTACTTTTTCTACAACAGAAAAAGATAGGTCTAAAATTGGTGGCTATCAAGCTGAGTTAGACTCTAAACTAAAAATTGCCTTAGATAAAGCAGAACGTGGAGAATATAAAAACATACATAAATCAAAAAAATCTCATGAACTTACTTTTCGTGACTTTGTTAAACGAGCTAAAGGTACAAGTGGATATAGGGATGAAATTAAACAAAATGGTTCGGATAAACTAAAAGAACAATGGATAGAAGAAATAGAAAAAGCACTTAGCTTAGGTAAAACTGTACCTAAGGAAGTTCTAGAAGAATATAACTTATATTCTAAGAACTCAGGTTCTATATATAAGCTAATGATAAATAACAAACAATATAAAACTGTGAGCTTAAATCCTCAAGATCTAAATAAAATAAAGAAGTCTTTATTATCAAAAGGAAAGTATTTAATAAAATCTGATGACGGAGATTTATTTACTTTATTACTAGATTATTCTAATCCTAAAGTGTGGGCATGTGATAAAGTACTAAAGAAAGCGATTGGAATAAATTATATCTATATATTTCATGGAAGAATATAGTTGCAGTAAAGGAGAATGAAAATGATTAATGTAGATCTATGGTTTGGATATAGGAACAACAGAAAAGTGGTTTATAGTTCTAATGCAGTAAGATCTATGAAACCTCTAGATGCTCACAAAGAAAAATTTAAGGCAAATATGGAAATAGCTTCTTCTATCTCCGGTGAATCTGGTCATAGGTTAGATGCAGATTCATGGTTGCCTGAAGCTGCGAAACATTATTGTTTGTCTAAAGATATAAAAGATTATGTTATTATTCCTGTACCTGCCATTATGTCAGATATACCTAACACCAACGGCGTAGCAATGCCTCGCAATGAGCTTCTTGCTTTTAGACCAGACTCTGGTCGTACAAGTTATAAGACTTGGAAGGGTAAGCCTTGTTTTAGAGAACATGCAAACCAAGATATAACACAAGCTAAAGGTGTTATTTTAGATACCTATGTTAGTCCTGTACGTGGATATGGAAAAGGATTAGTTAAAGTTATGATGTTGGCTGCGTATGACCGATCTAAAGATCCTGTGCTAACACAGTCTATACTTACAGGACAAGATAATGCCTATAGTATGGGCGCTTATTTTGAAGGTTATAAATGCTCCGTGTGCGGTTCTGATAAAGGACGCTGTAAACATACAGATTCAAGATCACCTTTAAAACTAGATCCCGTTTCAAAAACTTTGGCTTATAGGAATATCTATGGTATAGAAGGCTTTGAGTTGTCCAGCGTAGAAAATCCTGCCTACATAGTTGCGGTATCAGATATTCTTTTAGGAGCATAATTTTTAATATAGGAGTATACAATGAGAAAAGTTATTATTGCTAGTTCGGCTGTAGATTGGGATAAACTTATTACTAAAGGTACTAAAGTAAAACAAGCTTCTTATGAACATCAATCTTTTAATCCTTCTGGTGGTACGTTATATATTTGGACAACCACAAAATCTACCGCAGATATTAAAGTAGATATGCCTTTATCTGAGGCTAGAAAGATAGCTAAGAGATATGGGGTTAAACTTCATGTTCAGACTAGATAACTGTAAATATATATTAATAAGGAGTAGTGAAAAATGCAAAAAGTATTAATAGAAATCTGCAAAGAAGATAAACAAGCAGAGCTGGCTGCTATAAGGATAGCTAAAGCACTGTCTGAAGATAGAGAGCATAATATCGTAGCTCTAGATGACATAACTAATTTACGTCTTAAAATAAGAGATCTACAAAGAAAAAATCTTGAATTACAATTTCTAGTTGATAATCCAGATTTTGATGTAGATATGCAGATTTCAAAAGAAAGAGATTATTTAGTAAATTCATTCATAAATAATGAATCTATTATGAATTTATATGCTAGATATAGTTATGATTATTTTTCTGATAATTATCATCCTGAGTTTATAACTAAACTTTGTACTCTATTATATAACGTTTGCATAGATAAAAAAGCTCAACCAAACCAACTTTGGAGTGATCTTTTAATAACCTCTGGATTTATAACAAAGGATATAATTTCTAATTATGGTCCAGTAGAAACTGATAAAGGTATAATTTAAATATAGGAGACATCATGGAAACTTCGCTTAAATTAAAGAATAAAATCATCCCTAAACATTTTGCTGAGTTCTCAGCAAAAAGAAGAGATGTTAGTGAAAAGATATTTGATGACGTAAGGGACAAACAACTTCCAGTACCTATTAATAAGCCAGGTGAGCCATCAAAAGAGTTTAATGATGTACTCTACCGTTGTTTCGTTCCAGAAGAAAAACAAAAACGTAATAAGCGTAATGCAGAACTTAAGATTGACATTGATAAAAACTTTGGCTGGGATAAACTGTTTTCAGACTTGTATAAAGTTCTATACACAGTTGAATGTGTCAAGCTAAGACATAAGACTTTGATAGCTGTTGTATATGATTTAGCTGCTGGTAATATTTGGCTAACTAATAGTTCACCTTTATATGAAGTTTTTGAAAATTTAAAATTGAGTACTAGTATAGTTAGTAAAGATGAATTTGTAAAACTAGTTAAACATTTAGCAGTAACCCATTATAACTACACAGTATTTAGAAATGCTGTTACTAAAACTGCTTTTGAAGAAGGAACTTCAACTCAAAGTAAAGACTTTATTACATACATAGATAGAATGAAGAAGTTTATGGCTTCTGATTCTGCTTTTGTTCTGAAGAGAGTCTCAAATGGAATTGAGATTATTTGGACTGGTGATGGTGGAGTAGATCAACCTGCTGATATTACTCTTTCAAGTCCAGCTCCTTTTAAATTTATATCTAAAAATGATTTTAGAGAATATTTAGAGACATCTACTACATATATTCATGGAGAGCATAATAAAGCTATTGTTTTGGAAACATACAATGAACTTTATGATTCTCTATTCGGATACCTCTCAAATTTAGTTCCAGGATTATCTTCTAATCTTCATTCAAAAGTAAGAGCTGAGTATGAACTAGATGTTTTATTTCAGCCTAAGGTCGCACCTGCTTTCTTAGACTATTTAGTACAAGACTTTGATATAATATCCTTGAGTCCTGAGTTTAAGATACAAAGAGGTAAATACATAAAGTTATTAGTTCAAAGATCATTCAATAAGGAGTATATTGAAGTAGCTAGAGCCTTAAACTCACAGAAAACAGCGTTAGAATTAAACGATAGAGTAAGATGTTCTATCTTTGATCCAGAGACTAATGAGTACAAAGAAGTCGTAGCGCGTATGCGTCCTTGGAGTAGAAATAAAAAGAAATTAAGTATAGATTATTTGGGTGAAGAGTATAAGATATCTGAAGTAAAAGATTTACGCCTTTATGTAAATGAAAAAATAAATGAGAAATCTAGTCAAGATAAAATGATTCATGCAGCGTTAAATTCTACTCTTCAGTTTTCTATTAAGCAATTTATGCCAGAATTTTTTGCTAGAGCTGTAACGCAAACACCTACTGGTAAGATAGGCTTTTCTACTTTAAGAACTTGGATAATGATTTGGCAAAAATTAAAATTTGCTGGATCAAAAGACTTTAAGCGTGTACCTAAGTACGTGTTACCATATAGTCAACTTGTTAAGAACGAGATGTTTAAGTCTCCAGAAGACGAAACTGGTGATTCTTCAAGAACAGACTCTACCGGATTAACCATAGATAACAAAGGGCGTTTACTTTATATTCCTAAAATATCAGAAGACTTTCCTTTAAGATATGAATCAATCTTGGATGAATTGTTAGAAAAATCTTACTCAATTGAAGAGCCTTTTAATATTGATAGAACAACAAGTCAACCTATCTATAAAATTAATAAAACAACAGAAGAGATTGAACAGAGAGCTGAAGCAATAGAGAAACTTCGTAAGTTCAGACTTCTTCCACTAGCTGCAAACTGGAATACAAACGTAGTGTTGTATCCAAATAAGTCTAACTTAAATAGTATGAACTCTATATCATTAGATGGTGCAATGACACCTGATGTAAGAACATTAGCTGATTGGTTAGGAATGCCTACCGTAGCAGGTGGTAGATATCCTAATGGTAAATCTGCTTTAAAAGCTTATGGAGAAATCCTTGGTGTAAATAAACCAAGAAATTTTGATGAATTTTGTAATTATCTAATTCCTGTAGAAGTGTTTTACTATTGGCTGATGCTTAATGGTAAAGTACCAACTTATGAACAACTTCTTGAAAAATCACGTTCAGTAATTGCAAGTCTAGATCGTCCTGATATAATTTCTGAGTTAGATACTGAGGAGTCTTATAGGAAAATCTTTTCTGGATCTAATTTTAACCGTAATGATTTAGGTTATATAAGAGAACCTAAGCCTAATGGCGTAGAGATGCTTAGACATGTATTTGAACTTACTGACAAGTATTCACCTAAAATAAATGCAGTATCAAAATCACACGATTTACCAGTAACAGATCATCCCTGTTATTTAGATTTTGATAAGGCTACTTTTACTGGATCGAATAGCATCCAACAGGTTTCATCTGTTATGCTAGGTGGTGTATTCTGGATGGAACTCTGTAAGAGCATATCTAAATTTATTAATAACCAAAGAGAGCTTGAAGATCTTGCTTTTGATTCAGTTTCAATTGACCCTGAAGATTTCATGGCTTATATAAACTTTGAAGACTTCTCTAGGTTTATTGTACCTCAAGTTAAGATGTGGTCAAGTTATATAAATAATGCCGATGACATCTTATTAGAAGCACACGAATATAAAAAGAGTCTACAAAGAACAGATGGATATGTTCCAGTCATTCCTGGAGTAAAAGAAATTGATCCCAATAATCCTGATAAAGGTGGATTTGCATTACAACCTCATCAGGCTGATGTTATGCAGTATAGTGCAAGTCATCCTAAGTACATGATTCTTGATGTAGCTCCTGGCGGTGGTAAAACGATTTTAGGATTATCTGAAATCTTGGTATACTTATCAGAGGGAAGAATAAAACGTCCTTTAGTTATAGCTCCTATAAACCTGATAAAGAACTGGATAAATGATTGTGTCAATAATCTTCAAGCTCCAGTAAACTTTATAGTTCTAACTAGTGAAACCGTTAATGAATGGGGTAAGGATCATTTAGCTGAGAAGATAAAAAATGCTCCACCAAATACCATTGTATGCACTAGTTATAACTGGTTATACAATCCATCTGATACCAATATTGTAATGTATGGAATTAAGCCAGTTAAATTGTTTGGTAACATAGAATTTTTAAAGCAGTTTGCTTTTGATTACATTGCAGCAGATGAAGCACACCGCTTAAAAAATGCAGGATTATCTTCTGGTAAAACTGTAAGAAAACCAACTTCTACTCATTTGTCAGTTCTTAGATTGGTTTCTAGTAAACATGTTAAGTATGTAAGACTTTTAACTGGAACATTGATTAAGAATACATTGTTAGACCTAGTTGGTCAGGTGCGTTTGTTGAATCCAGCTATTTTTAGAACAATAGATGAATTTAAAGCTGAATATGGAGATCCAAACGTAGCACTTAATAGTGAGGCAGGACGTTCCGTTCAACAAGAAATGAGAAATTATTTACAAGAATTTGTTACCGTTGTACAAAAGAAGAAACGTCATTGGGCTTTTGTTATGCCTGAGTTCGAAGATCAATTTGACTTTGTTGATCCGGATGATGCAGCTATAGGATACTATGAATGGGTTCTTGGTAAAACTTTGGAAGAAATTGAATCTACTTTAGGTAGTGATTCTAAAAGCTGGAAACTATTAACTGAAGGTGTAAAAATAGAAAAAGAAAATGATGGTGAAAATGATGGTGAAGGAGAAGATGTAGATTTAGACGATGAAGATGATAGTGAAGAATCATTAGATAGTGATTCAGATACTGAATCCGAGGATAGTGACCCAGGTGAATCAGCCTCTGTTAGAAAAATAGAGGCTTTGTTGAAACCACATTTATCAAGGTTAGAGCAAGCTCTAACTGATCCTGAAGGTGACCCTGAATTTGAAGAGTTTGAAGAGGCTATGGCACGAGAAGGAAGAAAACTAAAACTTAGTCCTTCAAGAAAATTGTTAAAGATTTATGAGTTATTAGATGTTCACTTTGAGGGTAAAGCCTCTTATGTAGATGGGAGTGGTGAAAAACATGAAGCTGTAGAAGCAATGGGCAAATTAGACAGTATGGATAATAAAGATAAGGTCTTAATTTTCGGTAAGTATCATAGATCGGTAGATTCTATTTTTAAGCATATGCCTGAGAAGTATAAGAAACACGCTAGGGTGTATAATGCTGGTGTAAAAGAAGCATTAGAAGATTTCTTAACAAGACCTGACTTAAAGATACTGGTAGCTTTGGAAGATAGTATTCAAGAAGGTCACAATATTCAGATTGCAAGTCGTTTGATTCGTTCAGAACAAGTATGGACTCCTGGAGAAATGGATCAGGCTGTATCTCGTATTCACCGTCCAGATATTGGTAATAAATATGGACGTACAAAAATTATTCACAACTGGATCATAGTTAATAATACTCTTGAAGTAGCAAAACTTGGACGTTTGATTTCTAAATTCGTATCGAAAGCAAAATTTGATGAAGCAGATGTTCGTTATCAAATGCTACCTGATCTTCCACCAATTCGTATGAGTCTTAACGTTATTAATGGAAAGCATCCAGATAGTAAAAGAAATTTTAGTGATATAATTCCATATTTGGAAGCCTATGGTATGGATCCAGAACAAAAAGGTAATATTCGTGGTCTTGCACAATATCAACAAGAGGACTTTGAGTATCAAAGAGTAATGGCAGCTAAAGAAAATAGAGATAAAATGGTTCCAGTAAAAGCTGCACCAATGATGGAAGGTTCCAAATTTATAAAACAGTTACCGTATGTTATGGGACAGTCAGTATATGATCCAGAAGACTTAGGTTTAATTCCATTAAAAGAATATATGGAGATAAATCCTGAATTAAAAGAAGACCCAAAAACATCACTACGTGGGTTGCCTGTACATACCTCTTATGGTGAGGGAATAATTCAGTCCGTAAGAGAAATTCGTAAAGGTTTAAAGAAGAAACATAAAGGATCATCTGTTGACGTTTCTGAAGAAACAAATGACAAAAAATCGGTTGTAGTTGGTTTTACTTTAAAGATAAGACTTGGTAATGGTGGAGAAATTGATGGATATCATTGGACAAAGACATTCGTTATTACCAAGACTTCAGTAAGCATGAAGAAGCTCTTAAAGAAAGCAAAAGGAGATAAATCTGAAGATGCAAAACCAGTTGAGTCACCAAAGAGTACATTGATTAAAGATAAGTTAAATAAGCTTTTAAAGAAAAAGAGAATAAAAGATATTATTGATGAACAGGAAGATACTCCAGTAACTACTAAGAAAAAGAAAACAATAATTGAAGAAACACCTACTAAGAAGAAAACAACTACAATAGAAAAATTACCTTCTGGTAAAAAGCGTACAATAATCGTGGAAGAAGATCAACCTGTTGTAAAACCAAAGATTAAGAAGTCCGAAGTTCCGTTACTTAAAAAGTTAAAGCCTAAGGCACCTATTGATAAAACTGTTAAAGAGAATAATGCTCCTTTAACTCAACCTAAGTTAGCTGGGAAAAAGGTTAAGGAAAGTCTTACTCCAACAAAAGACTTTTTAGAAAACAAAAAAATAGAAGTATGGGCAGTTGATAGTAACGGTATACCAACGTTAATGTTATCTCACGAAGATCCAGATAGTCAAGTGCTTGCAAAGAAACTGAAGTTTAATTATTTTGGATCTTATATTTTCACCGAGATAAAAACACCTCAAATATTTGAAAGTGTAGTAAAAGATTTAAAGGCACAAGGCTTCGAGCTTAGCAATAGTACGAAGAAAGTTTTTGATGCAATGTCTGAAACTTTCAGAGGTCAGAAAAATAAGATGAGAGCTATGATGCAATTAAAGTTGATAGATAAGCGTCTTTTGTTTGATGTTACTAGAAAACGTGGTAAGTTAAGAAATCCGAATTTATTAAAGATATACCCAATAGTTGAGAATGGCGATATTTTATGTTTATATGTAGATACAAGTCAAAATGATCCTGCAGCAATACGTTTAAGAAATATGAAGAAACTTCCAAATGTACCACAAGTTAAATGGAAATCTGTTTCAGGTATATGGGTTTATCAAGGAGTAAATAAAGGATCGTTATTGAAGAAACTAGATGAATTTGCTAAGGTTGGTCTAACTGTAGAAAATCTTGCTAAGGTTAAGCAGGACATTAACAAACTATTCTAAAGGAGAAAAAGAAACATGCGTAAACTAATTGAGTGTCAGCAGAAGTTGTTAAAAGAACGTGGCTTATACAATGGTAAAATTGATGGTGCATGGGAACTACAAAGTCAATCAGCAATGGCTGGGTTTCAACAAACCAGAGAGTTTGCAGGTTTAAAACCAAGACTTCAAAATGAATATTTTTCACCTTTTGAGGATCTACCTAAAGGTTGGGTTTGGTCTGAAGATGGACAAACAATAATTGATGGTAATGCGAATCCTGTTGCTGTTGAAGAACGTAAGAAGAAAATGGAATTAGAAGAAAAAGAACTTAAGACTAAAATGGAAGTTAAATTAAAAGAAACTGGAGAAATTAAGTCATCAAATTTAGATGCTCCAGTAGTAGAAGATAAAAAAGCTTAAGATACAGAGCCTTGATTCAATAAAGAATCAAGGCTCTCTCTTTATCTAAAACTGTTAATAATAATTATAAATATCTACATATTATTTGTCTATAAGGAGTATTCCTTGAAAACAAAACCATTTGATCTAAAAAAGTCTTTTGAACAAAGTTATAATATATCTTTACCTATAGTTGAAGATGAGTCCTCATCTAATAGAATATTATTTATCTTTGACAGACCAGATAAAGATGAAGTTGCCTCAAAAACCTTACTAACAGGTCCGCAAGGTAAATTGCTTATTAATCTTGTAAATAAAGCAAAGTCTACATACATAGTAAAACAGGAAGATAAGCAGTTTAGTTGGTCTGCTATAAACTTTGTAAATGGACCTATCTCTAAAAATAGAAATGATCAGATGGAGTATTTCTATGAAAGAGTTATGGCCTATATAAAACACTTTAAACCAACTTCAATAATCTGCATGAGCATAAAGTTTATGCGGATGTTTTATCCAGAGAAATTTGGTAATAATACTTATGAAATCTATGGAAAGTATTTAGGTTCTAAAATAAAACATAAAGGTTTATCAGTTTTTCCATCCTTAGATTTATTGGATATAATAAATTCTATAGGTGAAGAAAGTATTGCAGGAGCTTTAGGTCTAGTTTCTAAATATATTTCAAACGGAATATCTGGACGTATTCAATTTAAAATTGATGAAGAAAGAATAAAGAAGGCTGAGATAAAGATAGTAGACTCATTAGATAAGTTTAAAATTTTAATGACCAGGCTTAGTAAAGCTGAAGTTGTATGTATAGATACAGAAACAACTAATTTAAATAAAGTACAGAATAAGCTCTTAACAATTCAGTTTTGTTATGACCTAGATGCAGCTTATATACTTCCTATATATCATAAAGATACACCCTTTGACGCATCTGATTTTAAGTACATTCGATCAAAATTAAAGGAATTTTTTGAAGGTAGAAATAAAGTAAAATGGTTTGTATATCATAATGCTAACTTTGATCTTAATGTATTACGCTCAAACCTAGATATAGATTTCTTTCCAAATCCTTTATGGGATACAATAGCTGGGGAATTTGGTCTAGAAGAAAATTTAAAGTATTTAAATAGTGCTCCTGGAATTGATTTTAAACCTTACTCATTAGAGGCTGTTTCTATTCGTAGAGGTTTCTATGAATATGGTGCTTCCACAATAGCAAAAAATGAGTCTAAGGATATTGGAAACAAATCATTGTCTGATCCTTTAGTCCAACGTTATTGCTCCTATGATGTACTAGTTCCTTTTGCTATTCATGAAGTGCAACAGAAAGAAGCTAAGTTTATTAATTATAAAAAGTATGTATCTATAGTAACGGAACAAATGTCCGACATGATACATACTTTTAGTACAATGAATAAAAATGGTTTACCTGTAGATATAGAATATCTTATGTATTTGCACTCAAATGCTTCACCTATCATAAAAGTTCTTAAAGAAATGGAACATGATCTTTATGCGTGTAAAGAAGCAAAGGCTTTAAATACCAAGTTGGTAGCTGAAGCAAACATTCCAACCCAAGGACTATTTGGTACTACTTCAACGTGGTTATTTGATATACACAAAAGAGAACATAAGACTAGATTCTTTTTTGACATGCTTGGTTTAAAACCAATAAAGATGGGTAAACCAGATAAGAAAACTGGAAAGTGTGTAGGGAAGGTAGATAAAAGTTTTCAGGAAGCTTACTCTGATGTACCTATAATAAAGACTTTTACAGAACTTTCAAAAGCAGAAAAACTAAGAGATGCGTTTGTTAAAAGCTTTGTTAAGTTATTAAAGACCTGTCAAGATTTTAAAACTGATTTTTCTATTAGACCATATATATCTTTTCAGAGTGTTGTTACTGGTAGAGTTTCAGAGAATAATCCTAACTGCCAACAAATTCCTAGCCGAAGTGAATTAGGAAAACATATTAAAAGACTTTTTTCTGCACCTCAAGGTTGGCTTTTTATTAAAGTTGACTACTCTGCGCATGAAGTTAGAGGGCTTGCCTTAATAAGTGAAGACAATGTACTAGCAGATGTTTTTAGAGTAGGCTATGACTTACGAAAGAAATTCAGAAAATCACCTTCAAAAGATATTATTACTGAGATAGAACTTAAAGGTGACGTTCATAAACTAAATGTGGCTTTCTTCTTTGGAGAAGACCTTAAAACAATAGCTAAAGATAAGTTAAAGGATTTGCGTAATGCTATTAAAGGTGTTGTTTTCGGACTTATCTATGGTAAGGGTGATAAATCTTTATCGAGGGATTTAGGTAAACCAATCGAATTTGTTACTGAGCTTGTAAATAAATTCTTTAAACGTTTTTCTAAAGGTGGTAAATGGTTGAATGATATTGAGAAACAGGCTCAAGCGAACCACTATGTTGAAAGCCCTTTAGGAAGAAGACGAAACTTAACAGCTTATTTACTACCTAAACAACTAGGCGACATTGCTAAAAGTAAATATGCTGCTATGAATAGACGTGCAAGAAACTCACCAATACAAGGTATGGGTTCAGATTTTGGTTTTATAGCATATAGACGTATAGCAAGAGCTGCATGGAAAAGAAAATTAGAAGTAGGTAAAGAAGTATTGAAAGTATGTAACACAGTACATGACTCATTGGAAACATTAGCTTCAATAGATAATCTAATGTTTGCTTTAAAGACTATTGAATATGAAATGACTGAAGGAGTCCAAGAGACTTGTTTAGAACGACATAACTTTAAATTTTGTGTTCCGCTTGAGATTGATCTTGAAATAGGTCCGAATTTAAGAGACTGTAAACCTTGGGATGGAACAATTCATGAATTGTTACGTTTAGTCGCAGAGTCTTTAGCTTTTCAAAAGTATAAAAATAATTATGCAGACATAGAAATAAAGAAAACTTTAAAACATATTATGACCAAGCAAAGGTCAGATATGCCTAGTTATTTAATACACCAGCTTAAAGCTCTTAAAGAAGAAGATATTGATATAGATCTTATAACTAGCGTAGCTATAAAGAAGATAAAGGAATCAGAGTATAAATAAAGAAAGGATTTTAAAATGCTTATTACATTACCAGTAGTTGAGTTATTTTCTTCATTAGAAGGAGAAGGTTTATTTATAGGAACTCCTACCATATTTCTAAGAACTGCAGGATGTAATGTAGGTTGTAGATACTGTGATAGTAAACAAACATGGGACAAGAAAAACTACTACTCCGAGAGTATAGATGAGATATGTTATAAGATACGCATTATGTCTAGTATTTTAGGTATAAAACGAATATCTATAACTGGTGGTGAACCATTGCTATATGGAAGTGAGATTTTAGCTTTGGTTAAAAAGTTAAAGAAGAAAAATTATATATTTAATCTTGAAACAAGTGGTACTATATTTAATTTTGATGTCTTTGAATTATTTAGTTCTATATCCTTAGATATTAAAACTCCTTCTAGTGGAGTATTTTTAGACAAAGATATACTCAGAAATTTTAAAGCCACCTTAGACGTTTATTCAGATAAGATTTATATAAAGGCTGCAGTATCAACAAAAGATGATTTAGCCTTCGTAGTAAATACTTTAAATCCTAAAAATTTAGCCAACCCGCTTATTTTTACTCCTTGTGAGATAGAAGGTAAACTTCAAATAACTTCAGAAGAAGTAATTTCTTTTATGAAAGATTATCCAAAATTTAATTGGAGATTCATAGCACAACAACATAAACTATTGGATTACAGGTAAAACTAAAATGGATAGTGTTTTAATTTATACTGATGGTGGTTGTGATAATAATGGTACAAAGATAGGTGGATGGGGTGTATACTTGATGTATTTGGAACACCGTAAAAAACTTAATGGCGGTCAGAAAGATACAACATCAAACAGGATGGAATTGACTGCCGCTATAAAAGCATTAAAAGCATTAAAGCATAATAAACTTAAAGTAAAATTGCACTCTGATTCTCAGTATCTTATTAAAGGCATGAATGAATGGCATAAAGCATGGTTAAAGAATAATTGGAAAAGCTCTACAGGTAAAGACGTAGTTAATAGAGATTTGTGGGAGGCTCTAGTAGCCTTGAATAAAAAGTTTGATATAGAATGGATATGGGTTAGAGGTCACAATGGTGATATATGTCAAGAGCAAGCACATACATTAGCAGACGAGGCAATGAGGAAACTGCGAAAGTATTAACTGTAAATATAAATATAATAAAATACCATAACAAAAGGAGAGATAAATGAAATTTGTAGTGGATACAAAGGAATTTTTAAATAGCTTAAAGTTAGTTCAAGCGGTAGTTAATAGTAAGTTATCTACAACTTTATTTGCCTTAGAAGCTACTAAAAGTGGATTGTGGCTTTATGCATCTGATGATACTATTACTTTAAAGTGTAATTGCAAAGGTATATCAGACCTAGAAGGTAAAGGAGTTATAGGCATTGATTTATCTATAATTGATAATATTTTCAAAGGTAGAAATGATTTTAAACTTGAGACCCAAGAGAATGTTTTACGATTTGAAGGCGTAAAAAGTTCCTATAATGGAAAGATAGTAATAATTCCTATTACTGAAGATACTATAGAATCTTTGAACTCAAACCTGGCCTTTAGTAAGAAAGCAGATAGTTCAAAATTAACAGAAGATACTTTTACTAAAGTATTAGATGGATTGGACGCAGTTAAAATTGCAGCAGTACATAGTTCTGATCCTTTAGATACTTTTATGAAACTTAATAAGGGAGTATTAGAAGTTGCTAGCTCTGATAATTTTCACGTAGCTTTTAATACTACAAAATGTGAGTCAGATGCATCTTTTCAATTGAGTACAACAAAGTCAACTTTTGAAATTTTAGCTAAATTCATGTCAGTATATCCTGGAGCAACAGAACTAGTATTTGGTGAAGAATCAATTAAAGCTAAAAATAAAGATTATCTTATTACATTACCTAATATACAGTCTAGTGATAGTGCATTTGTTAGAACTAAACAGTATATAGAAAATTTACCGAAAGCTACTTGTAGTTTTAAACTAAAGTTATCTGGACTTTCAAATATCCTATCTAACTTAATGTCTATCTACGAAGAAGGTGCGTTAATTACATTTTCTAAAAAGAAAGCAAATAAATTAGAATTATCAATAAGTACTACTTATGGTAACATTTCAGATAACTTAGAAATAGAGGACTTTAAAGGTGAACCTTTCAAAGATACTTTTGATCCTAGAATGATTATTGATATTTTAACAGCAGCTAAAGGAGATAACACCACATTATCTTATATAAAAGATAAATGTTTTATTCTGCGTTGCCAAAGTGATGTTAATAAATCTTCAAAGTCTATATATGCTTGTACTATAGTGAGATGAGACCCTAATGTTGATAAATGTGGAAGATATATTGGATTTACCTATAAAAACATTTTATAGGGTTCCTTCACCTAATAAAGATCCACACCATAGATTCGTGTATTTATTAACTAAACCGATAGTTGGTATGAATCCTAGATTGTCATCTAATAAAATATTGATTGGTGATAAAGGATTTATTTATTTTTTAAATGTATTATCTTATAGCATTGGTTATATAATTGAAGTTCCTGGAGCACAAACTTTGCATAAACCACATCATCTAATGGTTGGTAATTTAATCTGTGAAAATAGAAAGATAGGATCAATAAAAACCTTACACTGTGATGAACATCTTACCGTATTAGAAAATAGAAAAAATTCTGTGTATTTAATAACCGCAACTTGTTGTGAAGATATTCCACAACCAAAAATTTATGATTCATCAGACGAAATAGGAGAAAACTAAATGACAACACAAATTTCAGAAGTTATTCTAAACAGAATAAATGAAGCCGGTGGTAGTTATTTTGCTAACGATAATATTTCAGAGTATATACAAGAAGGAGAGCTGGATCTTCTTATATCTGAAGTAGCATCTAAAATGGATGTGGTATTAAGAGCTCTTTTAATAGATATAGACAATGATCATAACACACAAGAAACTGGTAAACGTTTAGCAAAAATGTGGATCAATGAAGTATTTTCTGGACGCTATCAACCTATGCCTGATGTAAGATATTTTCCAAATGCTAAAGAACTAAACAGTATGTATGTCACAGGGCCGATAACTATCCGGAGTTGTTGCTCTCATCATCTTGTTCCATTCATTGGAGAAGCTTTTATAGGTATAATTCCAGGTAAAGAAGTAGTAGGATTATCAAAGTTTAATAGACTAATATCTTGGGTATTCTCCAGACCACAGATTCAAGAAGAAGCAATTATGGAGATTGCAGATATTATTGAAAGAGAACTTAAACCAGAAGGACTAGGTATTGTAGTTACAGCTAAGCACCATTGTATCGACTGGAGAGGAGTTAAAGATAAGTCAGTCTTTACTACTTGCGAGTTGCGAGGTTCTATGTTCAATCAGTCTTCAAGAGAAGAGTTTATGTCTTTAATAAATCTTAATAAAGGCTAAACATTATGATAGTTGAACCATTAACTTTAGAAACTTTAAGAGATAAGATTCTTAGAAATAAAAAATACAAGCGTCTACTTGAATCTTTTCAGACTAATAAACTGTATAATATACCTCTTGATAAATACAAAGAGGAGATATTAACCTTACACCAATCTAGGTCCGTTAGGACGATGATTCGTTTTTGTGAAGACTCAACTTCTAAACTTGTAGATGAGATAATAAAAGCAAACATACAAGATCAAAGTCAGAGAAGTAGAATGTCGGAAATACATTTGCATTGTATAAGAGCTTCTTCAGCACTTACAGAAGCAATAAAGGCATTTAGAGAATATGCTTTAATTCACTATGATCCTTATTTACGAAGAATAAAAACTAAAGGTGAAAGAAGTACCTTTATTGATACCTGTTTATCTGATATGTCTGATTATCTTTCTGACTGTGAATTAGTTATAAATTTAACTGCTATAGTTATAAAGGATATAGATGCCGCAGGATGGAGCTATGAAAGAACTATAAAAGCTCTAAGTTTATCACAAACACCTGAGCGAAAGGTTTAGTGTAATGGGAGATAAAGTTATACTTACTAACAAAGCTTGGATACCTGAACATCTATGTGATATAGAAAAGGTAAAAAAGAATTACTTAATTAGACGTTACGAGGAAGTAGCCTGCGCCCAGTGTGAGTTTAAATCAGAAAGACACTATTATGTTTGTGATACCTGTGCAGCTTTTAAAGGTAAGTACCGATTGTATGAAAAGAAAGTAATAGATGGTAAAAATTATATAGGCTTACATATTGGTGATAAGCTTAACATGATTAAAAAAGCCGGTCTACCTAAAGATGTATTTAATAACCTTGAAGATAATAGATCAGAACCTAAGTTAAAACAAGCAATTTCTTTTGTTGGTAAATTAAGATCGTATCAAAAAGATGCACGTGCTCAATGGCTAGAGCATAAGTATGGGCAATTGATGGCTCCTCCTAGATCAGGAAAAACAATCTTGGCTGTAAAATTAACCTTAGACTTAAAGGTTAAAACTTTAATTTTAACACATCAGGGTGATTTATTAACACAGATGTTAAATTCTTTTTATGAGTTTACAGATATAAAAGAATTAGAGTTTGATCAAAGGAAAGAATTTATAGGTATTGCCAAAAAGCCAGAAGATTTTAAGAAGTGGCCAATAGTTTTATCTACGTACCAGAAGTTTATAACCGATAAAGGAAAGAAACGGTTATCCAAATTAGTAAGAAAATTTGGATTAGTAATAATTGATGAAGTTCATAGAGCTAATGCAGATGCTTTTAGCCAAGTATTATCTCAGTTTGAGTCTAAATACAAACTAGGCTTTACTGCAACACCTAAAAGAAAGGATAGAAAAGAATTTCTTATTGAGCATATAATAGGTCCTGTTACTTCAAAGGTAGAGCCAGAACAAATAAAACCTAAATTAGTAGTACATTACACAGGAGCTACACCTAAATACGAATATAAGACATGGGTTCCTGCTATGCAATTTTTAGCAAGAGATAAAAAGCGTATGGAAATGATTGCTAATCTTGCGGTAAAAGATGTAATTAATGGTCACCACATAGTAATACCTGTAGTGTTTGTAAAACAAGCACAAGCCTTAACTGATTTAATAAATAAGAAATTATATGCTAAAACTGGAAAAGCAGAACTAGCTTTAGCTTTTACTAGTAAAATAAAAGATAGAGAAAAAGCTCTCGAAAAAATAAGAGCAGGAAAGATAAAAGTTACTGTTGGTATTCGTTCATTAATACAGGCAGGAATAAATGTACCACGTTGGTCTGCCTTATACGAGATAAGTCCTATTTCTAATAGACCTAATTTTCAACAAGAAACTGCGAGGGTTAGGACCCCAGCACCAGAATTAAATAAACCTCAGCCTTTGATACGTTTTTTCTTGGATGAAAACATGGGAATGTGTAAAGGTTGTTTTGGTACATGTTGGCAGGATTTAAAAGAATTTGATATGAGTGATAAAACTAGAGAAAAAGCTTTGACAATTCTTAGTAAGTTAAATAGATTCAGAAAAGATAAAGAATATGATGTTGATGCTATAAAAGTTGATAGAATAATTGATTTTTCTAGTTCTCAAAAAGAATCAAAACCGAGAGGTGTTGGATTCATGGGACTAAATACAGCTTATAGCAAACGATGATATTTTAGTGAGGTGATTTATATAATGGCTAAGAAAAAGAAAAGAGAGAAACTCAGTGAAGAAGAACTTGAGTTATTAGATGATAGTGACTCTCCTGTTTCACCTAAGAAAAAGAATAATACAACTGTTACAGAACCTGAAGATGATGAGTCAGATTCTGAATATAGTAAAGTATTTAAAATAAGTCATAGACATGATAGCAAAATGCTCAAGTTGATTAGATCCAGAGGTGTAAGCCCTTTGGATATACTGCATGGAAATAAATCTTTTAATCTTGAAGATTATGTTCAACCTATGGAGTCTCAAGTATTCGGTAGAGTAAAAAAGATAAACAGAAATAAACAACTTAATTGGTATGAGAAGTCTTATGACAAAGTTCTAAGTCAGAATTGGTTATCTGCTGGAATTGGTGGGTTTCCTTCTGATTTAAGAGCAAAGCAAATAGCCTTACATTTGTTTTTAAATGCAGTTCGTGAATATCAAGCTAGAGACCCTAGAAAAAATACAAATAGATCCTTGCCTTACTGGCACCACGTGTATGGTGGATTTGGTGATCATATACGAGATTTAAAAGCAGACTTCCCTAGTTTCCTAGTGGTATCAAATATAACTATAGATTGTACTCATATTAAGTATGAAAAGGTCAGGGATATTTGTACTAAATATAATAATCTAAATATACCTGTGGTTGTAGTTTGTGCTGGTATAGATCCTTATACATTTTTTACCACAAAATTATATTATCCTATGCGGTGGGGCTTATATGTAGGTAATTCAACCATTAGCATTTAAAAGTTAGATGAGGTTTTTATGAATAGTTTATTAGAAGATAAGATAGACAAAATACTTAATGATTTATTAGAAATACTAGCAGCTCTTGATGGAAGAGTACGAAAGTTAGAAATAATAAATCAGGTTAAAAAGCATCCGAGTTATTTAAAACCGGTAAATAAAAATGAACAACAATCAAAAGTTTTAGACCTAGATTCTACTGATTTATCTGAAATAAAAATATTATCTTTATTAGAACATCTATCAGAACTTACTGATAAAATATCAACAAGAATATCAAAACTAGAGGAGACTAAATAACATGGCAATTCATTATTGGCTTAATACAAAAGCGGAGACTACCAACATTTATAATCAGTTGATAAAAAAGTTTTTTCCTGAGCTTAAGATGCTAAATATTCAATTAGCCTTTAGGGATAAGGAAAAGAAAGATTCTGAAGGTCAAATAATTATTGCTGAAGCCTATAAAATCTCCACAAGAGAACGAGACTTATATGGACCAGACTGTGGTATTTTAATGGACTATGAAATTTGGGATAAGTCAAATAAAATGGAAAAATTTAGAGTTGCTTTTCATGAACTCTGCCATTTTAGTATTGATAGAGATGATAATGGCGAAGTTAAAATGGATGACAATAATCGTATTAAAGTTAATATAGAGAAACATGATATTATTATAAATACTTTTAAGAAGGAAGTAGAGATTTTTGGTTTTACTGGAACTGATCAAGATGTAGCTACATTTATGTCAGATATACTAGAAAATCCTGATACTGTAAAGAAAAATAAGAAGAAGTTTATGGGAGAACTTGGCATTGAGATATATAAAGGAAAAAAGTATGATGAAGATACTGATGACTCTGATGAGGATGATGAAGTTGTAGTCAAGAAAAAGAAGAAAAAGAAAAAGAAATTATTTTCATCTTCCTCAAAAAATACTGAGGTATCTTTTTCAACTTTAAAGAAAAACAAAAAGAAGAAAATCGTTGAAGATGAGGAGGATGACGACTAATGTCAACTTCAATTAAACGTGGTGCTGATGTTGTAGCAGCTTTAATAGAACATTATTTAGATAAAGAACACTTTCTTGTTCAATATAGACCATTAAATAAACCTTCAGGTTATTATCCTGGTTGGCTTGAATTTCCTGGTGGTAAGGTAGAGACTACAGATGTAACTTTAGAGGCAGCTCTTATCCGAGAAGTATTTGAAGAAGTTGGTGTGGTTGTAACTGGGATGAAAAAACTTTGTAGTATGGATTATGTATTCCCTTCTGGAATATCTCACCATATACATTTCTTTGTTATCGCCCCTAACGAGTATTTAGGTGTACCAGAGGGTAAAGAAAATCAACGAATTGGTTATTTAACGTTGTATCAACTAATGACTTATAATAAGATGTTACCTTTGAATAGAGCAGCTGCTTTAATTTTAACAACTGAACGTCACCCTGACATATTAGACTGAAGAGGTATAGAAAAATGGAAGTTACAAAATTATTTAACTTTTGTTGTGCTCATTCTGTAAAGGACGCATACACATCTAGATGTGATAGAGAACGAGGAGGAATACATGGGCATAACTATGTTGTAGAAGTTACTTTAACCGGAGTCATAAAACCTGATGGTATGGTTATTGATTTTACCAAATTAAAAGAACGCTTTAATTATATAATAGATTCTTTTGATCATACTTTTGTTATAAATATAGAAGATAAAGTTCTGTCTATTCTAGGACCATATTTATCTTGTCGTAGTATTTTATTCTATTCTAATCCAACTGCTGAGAATATGGCTCAGTACTTTTATGACTATTTATTTTTTAGTTTATTGAATAGTACACCTGAAATTGGAGTTAAAAAAGTTACCGTATGGGAAACACCAACTAGCTTTGCTACTTGTATATCTAACATCAACTATGTTAGAGAGAATATACCTAAATTAAGTTTAAGTGAAGAAATAGTTAAAACTTGGACTGAAGAACAACGTGAAGAATTTTATTTCAACAATGGAAATATACATAAAGTAGAGAAAGTTATATCTAAAATAGAGCAAGTTACAGATGCCTTAAACGTGGAAAATACTATTCGGTTACATTTTGCATAAAACTGTTAATATTATATTAATATATGCATGATTTTTATCATGAGATTTTATATCTACACTTTATTGAAACGGTGTGAATTATGCAATTATTCTCTGCTGAATTAGAGCTAAGGACACTAGCTCAGATTTGCAATTCGACACAGGACCTAGGTGTGTCTTATCTGTTATCTAGGTTGAATGAAGATCATTTTCATTATGAGCCAGTTAAAACTGCGTATAAACGAATTGTAAAGTTAATACAATCTAAAGGTGAAGTTCCAAGTTATCATGAACTTGAGGTTGATCCTGTATTAGATGAAGACTTTAGAGCGATATTATCAGCAAACGTAGATAAGAAAAAACGTTTAAAAGACGAAGCAAAAGCAAAAGCAAGTTTTGAGATTCTTGAAAACTTCCGAAAAATACGAATGTTGTACCACATGTCTAAGTCTGCTATAGAAAATCTTAAAAAACCTTCCGTAGATGTAGATAAGATTTTACAGTCTATGGGAGACTCACTAGCTGTAGCTAGATCTACAGTTCAGCACCAAGATCAGCTTGTACATATCGGATTAAATAATAATAGTTCTAAGATAGTAAAAGACGTTTTATATGGTGAACATGCTCCTACTATTCCGACAGGATTTAAGACTTTCGATGAAAAGAATGGTGGGTTTTTTAAACCTGCGGTAGCAATATTGTCTTCAAATTCTAGTGGTGGTAAATCTGTAGGTGCACTTCAAATGGCAGTAAATATGTATTGGACTAAGCATAGTACCTGTATACTATCTTTGGAAATGAGTAAAGAACAATACATGGCTAGATTTTTATCAAATATCTCTGGAGTAAATGCTTCTAAGATTTTCTTAAAAACAACTACAAAACAAGAACGACAAAAAATAAAAGATGCTTATAAGAAATTTGTTCTTTTTGGAAAAGAGAATAATGTAAGATGGACTATTTTAGCTCCAGATACAGGTATGTCATTTGACCAATTATTGATGACTGCAAAACCTTATGGTTATGACGTTATAACAGTAGACTATATTTCTCTCTTAGAGGAAGCAGATACTGATAATCAAGCAAGAGCATTGGCCTCAATTACTCGTAAAGCAAAAGTGTTTAGTCAATCAGCTAATTGTCTTATGATTCTTTTGGCTCAGTTGAATGAAGAAGGCTTAATAAAGTATTCAAGAGCTATAAAAGAAAATGCCGATCATGTTTGGACATGGACGTATGGAGATACTGAAAGAGAAACGCACTTGATTACAATGCGAGTTGATAAAGGTAGAAACCAGTTATGCTTTCCTTTTGAAGTTCAAGAAGACTATTCTACCATGAGACTTATTGATAATGGACCAGTCAAAAACTTTGATGATTCCTCTTCATCATCCTCATCTTCATCCTACTCATCAGATGATGCAAATGATTATTTAAAAGAAGACGATTTGTAGGAGTACTTTATGTCTACTAAGTTAAAAAATAAAGATATAGAATCACCTTTTGGCGATGTTCAAGTAGAAGACTTGATACGTTTACCAAAATCTGCTAGGAAGAAAGCTATAGTAAAGGCCAAGCTGATTAAATTAGCCAATAAGAAAAAAGAAAAATCAGAAGTTGTATATCTTCCAGAAAAGATAACATCTGATACACCGAAAAGATCTAAATTAACTCGTCTTCCAAAAGAAGCTGAGAATATTAAATCTAAACTAGATAATATCATAAAAGTTCCTAAAGACCAATTGGATACTTTTATGAAAAGTTTTAATACTTCTAGTAAATTCATATCTTCTGAATTTTTGAAGAATATCGCTCCAGTATTTTTATCTTTTGAAGATGCTATGAACTATAGCACTGTAGCATTAAGAGATGGTCTATCTTATGATGGAGAGATAGACTTAGAACTAATGCCAATATTGGAGTGGGCTGCAAGATTAGCAACATTGGATGTATTTATGTCTAAATTAAAAATGACTGAATCTTTAAAAACGAGATTTTTAAATCTTTGTGTAAATAGAATAGTAGAAAAAGCATTTACTATAAAATATACTCCTAGTTATAGTGTTAGAGGTTCAGATACTAAGATAGCAGGTATAGTAAAATCTTTAGATACTACTAAAAGGAACAAGACTCAAGATAATTCACGACAGAGCAATACTGTTAATAATAAACAACAGCAACAATATTATCAGCCTCCTCAACAGCAACAACAAACTACTAAGCATGATTTCTCTATTCTACCTAATTCACCAGGTTTCATTCTAAAAAAGAAAAAGTTATGATAAAACCTAGACCTCTATTAGAATTATCTACTTGTAGTTTAGAACCTAACTATCATTTTTACGGGAATTGTATTGTTTCAACTTGTTTATACTATAGTGAGAAGTGTAAATTTCATTGCATAAAATTAGGAACTAATGCATTATCAAATACTGACAATAAAAGTTTATCTGTATCAGAGATAGTATATTATAAGTATAATTCATTGAATAGAGCTTTAATAAAAGCTATTACACAAGAGAAAAAGGAGTCTATAAATAGAATACAACATTTATATTTATTTTATAGTTATTTAGATTATCTTAGGCAAGAATATTTTGATTATAGAATTATATTACATTCAAAGATACAACTTAAAAGTAAATTTATAATGTCTTTATTATCCAAGTATCCTTTTAACCTAAAAGTTTTATATTTAGTTCCTGCAGATTTAGTTTTATTATTTAGTGAAAATAATTATTATGCCTATTGTAAAAGTAAGAAAGTGAAATTAAAAATGGATTTTATAACTTTTTTAAACCTGTCTGAAAATGAGCTTATTAAAGCTCGGAGAATCCTAAAAAAGCATCTACTAAAAAAGGAGATTAACCATGAGTTCGATTAAAAAGAAGATTAAGTCTTTACCATTACTAAGAATTAGCCAGTTGGAAGATAAGTCCATAAAAGAAGTATGGATCTTAAATGAAACATCACCTAAAGGTGACATTATTCTTGATGTTAAGAATAAAGCTGATGGTTCAACTTCACTTGTTAAAATACCACCTACTTGGATTCCGGTGTGTCTTACAGACCAAGTTCCTAAATCTATGATTAGTGAAAGTCCAAAGTTTAGATCAATTTTATCCAGTGGTCATATAAAACTGTTGGATCCAAAAGGAGTACATGAACTTCTTCAAGACGATGAAATTAGAGCAGAGTTTGAAGAAGTCAGAAGTAAAACAATGGAGTCATATAAAGAAACATTTCCTGACGAATTGAAGACAGATTCAGTTTCTGCTGTTATTTTAGACATTCTTGCTAGAGAAGCAAGTAGTTCAATCACTGAGAATGAAGCAAAAGATATTCTGAATACTAAAGAAGATGATCTTACTGATGATGATATAGAGTATCTATTAAAGAATACTGGATTATCTAAAGTTAAAAAGTGGGCTACTGATGCATTAGCTGACAGAGCCGTATAAAATAGTATTACTAGATTATTCTACACAATAAAGGGGAGTACACACTCCCCTTTGTTTTAATAAAACAGGTATCGCTATGAATGAAAGTTTTTATAATTCCGCAAAGGATATAGTGTTATCAAGTCTTGCTGCCTATGGTGGTAAGCAGAAAAATGGAACAACCTACAAATTAATTATATGTCCTTTTCATGATGATAATAATCCTAGTTTAAGTGTTAATATTTCAAAGCCAGGTTTAGCAGTAGGAACGTTTAATTGTTGGGGATGTTCTGCTAGTGGGAATTGGAATAAGCTTGCTGAGAAATGTGGTTTTCCAAAAATCAAATCATGGCAGAATAAAGAACAAAGCATCTTAGAATTGACTGAAATAGATGAAATAGAGATGATGGGTAATAAATCAGAAAAAGATTTTGCTAAGTTGTTAAACGTAGAGATTATAACTGATTGGAACCCTAATAAACGTTGGAGGGGATTTTCAGGATCTCTTATGAAGAAGTTAGGTGCAAAGTTAGCAATAGATAAAAGGGATGATACACCTGTTTTATTATGTCCGGTATCTGTTGGTGGCGTTGTAGTTGGTTATGTTAAAGCTTTGATGCATAAAAAGAAAGGTAAATTTTCTTATATCTCCAGTAAAGGTCCATGGATAAAAGATAAAGGATTATTTCCTTATGATTATATAAAAAAGAAAGCTAAGAAAAAAGGCTACTTGGTATTAGTTGAAGGGCCTAGAGATGCATTACGATTAATAACAGAAGGTATACCTGCTTTAGCTGTTTTCGGCGTCCAGGCTTTTGGTAAAACCAAAGCCACATATGTATCTGCTTTAGGTGATATTACAATTTATATAATGCCAGATAATGATGAAGCTGGTGATGTTTTATATATGAAAGCAAAAGAGGCTTTTAAAGAATTAGATATAAAGATAAAAAGGATTAAACTTCCTAGACGCAGAGATAAAGAAGGAAAGATAATAAAACTTGATCCTTGTTCTGCACCTATAGAACTTATAGAAAATTTAAGAGATACATTAAGGGAAAATCATGAGTGAAAAATTAGATGGAGTTTTTATACATAAAAAGATTAAAGAAGTTTTTGATGAAGTTTATCAGATGAAACGTTCTCATTTTACTAATAAAGAACCATACATTCGGCCATCTATGGCTCCTGCTTGTTCTATAAAGATGTTCATGAAAATTTGTAAAGGACTTGCTGATGGTGGTAGATGGGAGGTAGAAGAGAACTTTATGATGGACTACTACACTTCAGTAGGCACAACAACTCATGAAGTCTTTCAGAAATGGTTTGGATATACTGGAAAATTGTTAGGTGACTGGTCTTGTACTTGTCGTGGAACTAAGAAGATTAAAAAGATTCTAGGTAGGCAAGAATACGAGATAGAAGTACCTAAAGTAATATCCAGAATGACCTTTAATAGTATGTGTCCTAAATGCGGAAAACAAATGAAGTATGAAGAACTAGAAATTGATGTAAAAGGATTGACAGGACATGTAGATGGTGTTTTAGAATTTATTGTAAATAAAAAGAAATGTCATATAGTTATTGATTATAAGGGAACTACTGCGGAGAAAATAAAGAATTATAAGCCTGGAAATCCATACACTGTTTTTCCTGATCCTAAACATACTAAACAAATCGGTTTGTATGCTTATGCACTTAATAACTATTATGGCTTAAATGTAATTGGTCATGCGTTATTATACACTTCGAGAGATACACCAATTCCTAAAAATAAGATTTGCGCTCATTTCTTAACAGAAGAGGAATGGGAAAAAGCTGAGGAAATTTTTAAAGGTCAACTAAAACAAATACGTGTTTTGAATAAAACCTTAGAAGATGGACGAATAGAGAGGTTGATGAGAAATAAGTTATGTCCAGATTATAAATATTATAGCAAGAATGTTAAAAGTAGATTTAGTGAATGTGATTATTGCGATATTTGTTTTTCTGCACCAAAACAAATGTCTGAAATGTTAAAAGATGCATCAAAAAGTTTGAAGATTAAATAGGGGTGATATATGTATTCTTTTGTTCCAGCAGCAGTAAACTATCTTGATAAACATGGTATTGGAATCTATATAAAGTATACTAAAAGTGGTAATGATAAGATAGTAGTAAAAGAAGATAATATTAGATATACATGGATAAAGACTCCAGACAGAGAATTAATTCTAGTAAAGAATAGAGATTTAATTTTTCATCCGATGGGTGAAAACTTTGATGAGTATGTAGATTTAAACATCTACAGTGAAGCTGTAACCTCAGCTATCGGAACAGATATTTATATGCTTAACTATACTGCATATGGAGCTGACTCTGATGTGTCACCTTGTGCAAGACGTAATGGGAGAAATCCTAATATTGAGCAGCCTTATATACTTGCAGACTCTGGTGGGTTTCAAGTGTATAGTGGAGTAAGAGATTATATTGATCCCAAAGCTGTAGTAGAGTGGTATAATGAAAATGTCGATTGGGGAATGGTATTGGATATACCACCCATATTTTTTGATGCAGAATATTTAGATAGAAGTGCTAATATTCAAAAAGCAAACATAAAAGTGATGTTAGAGAATAAAGCTCCTAATGTAGAACTTATAAATGTTATTCATGGTAGAACTTATGATCAACGTATGGAGTTTCTGAAGAAAATAGATACACCAGATATAGATAGGGTTGCATTTGGTGGATACAGAGGTTCTGTAGTTAGTTGTACTGCCGACGCTTTACAAATTTTTAGTGGAAAGAGAAAATTCAAGCATTATCACATTCTAGGTGTATATAACCTTTTAAAACTAATTCCAATTATTAAAATGGCTAATACTAAGATGCTTAAAAAGACTTTGATAACTTCGGATGCTACCACACCAATACAAAGTGCAGTAAATAAGATGTATCATCATCAGCAAAGTATTTTTGAACCTGCTAAGAGAATACCTATTGGACATAAGATAGCAGTGTATAATCCGTATACCTATCTACCATGTCAATGTCCAGTATGCTCCTCAATAAAGTACCTTAACATTCTTGGATTCTTAGATGGTCAGTTAGCTGCATCTTTGATTAGTTTACATAATATCTATGAGATAAATAGATATACTAAGATGATGGAGGATTTAGCTAAAAATGCAGATGATAAAGAATACAAGACTATAGTAAAACATCAGTTAAAGTCACGAGCTTCAGAAACTTTAGCTGCATTAGATTTAATATCAGCTTATATTGATAATCCAGACAAAGCTTTGAAAAAATATTCTCTATACTTTACTAAAACTAAAGGTCTTTTTGAAGGTGTTCCTGTAGCTAAAACTGATAAGTCTAAAGCTAAAGCAGAACAAACAATCACAGCTATAGCAGAAGCAAAAGGATTATTCAAACGAGAAAACTTAAGTTGTGCCTTAAACTCAGATTTAGCACAAGATGCAAATCTTTTTGTTAATAAAAGAGAGGAAGTATCAGAAGAACAAACTCAAGATCGTTATGATAAGATGTTAGAGAAATACGAAAAAGTGCATGGTATAAAAGTAAATGAGAGTTTGCGTTCAGGCAAAACACAAAAAGACACTAGAAAGAAACAACTAAAAAGAGCATCTAAAACTAAATAGAATGAGGAGGATATATCAATGGCTCCTGTAATTAAGAAGCAAGGCTTACTATTAAAAAAGATGTTAGATGAATCGCTTATAATTGATTTGAATAATTCAAAACAAGTTAAACTATCAAACATAAAATTTACGGTTTCAGCAAAAGGCAGGAAAGCTGTTTTGGCTACTTGTCAAACTGTAACTGAAGATAAGGCCGGAAATGTAAAGATGGGTGATAAACATAAATGTTCTATAATAGGTTTAGAAAACGATGGACTGTTATCTAAACAACGGTGCATGGTATCCTGTTCTTGCTCTAGATTCTTGTATTACTTTGAAGTTGCGTTGGCTGCAAAAGGTGCGGCGAAGATAAAGTATTCGGATGGTAGTCCACCACATGTAACTAATCCCAATATGATTACAGGAATGTGTAAACACCTAATAGCTTTATCAAAGTATCTTATAAAGAATAAACAATGATAAAACCGTTTGTAACTAATAAGATAAATATTTCGCTAACTGGTCATCAGATAGCTAAAATATTTGATTCTATTACTAATCAAATTTTGTATTCTTTGAACTTGTATACTAATGTATTAGAATCTAATATAATTAATTTAATTAGTTGGGTATCTAATAATAGAAGAAAAAAGATAAGTTCTTTAAATAGAGAACTTCAATTGCAGTATCTTTTCTATTATTTATTTACCTTTGATTCTAATGAGCGATATACTGTTTTAAGGAAGCTTAAACTAGATAGATTTTATGTAAGGAAATTAGCTACCGTATTTATACAGTGTAGTGCTAATTACGAGGAACTATATAAAAAATATCTGACAGGTAGTATAACTGAGGAGGAGTTATTACAGTTATCTATGTTAGAACATAGATGCCAATGCTCTAGGGAGTATTTATATCCTCTGATCGTTAATCTTAAGGATTATCTAAAAGTTTATAAAGAAATTACTGATTTGATTATAAGTAAGTATTATAAATTTTTATATACATTGGTAATGAAAAGAATACATGGAACTACTCGTCATTTTGATGCAGAAGATTTATATCAAAATTATATAGGTGCTGCTCTTAAAGCATTAGACAGATATGATCCTGATAAAGGTGCATTAACCTCATATATTCAGTTATGGATAAAAAATAATCAACAAAGTGCTGAAGAGAATCCTGAATATGGTATAGCATACGAGTTACCAACTATTCAAATTGCAAAAAACGTAAGGGAAGATTCATATAATCCAACTAATATACATGAAGATAACTTCTCAGTGTCATTAGAAACTTTGTTGGAAGAAGGAGAACTGTCTGAAGATACGTTAGGTATAGATACTTATAATCCAGATAAAATAAAGGAAGAGAAAGATAAAGCTCAAGTTTTGTTATATCTAGCTAAGGAAGCAGACCCAACTGGAGTAGCAAGATTATCATTAGGAATAGACGAGTATGTAGACATGGATATGAAAAAGCTCATGATTAAAAATATGCAAATGCAAAATTTTAACTGTTCAAACTAAAACTGTTAATACTAAAATAACAAAGGATATATAT